TCCTTCGTCTTGTGCCGTTACGCGCCAATGAGCTGTGATTACACCGCCTGTGTCTGCTTGTCGTTTGAGTTGAGAAATGGTCCAGTTATACGTAGTCATTCTTCAGTGTCCTTCTGTTGAGCTTCAAGTTCAGCAATGCGCTGTTTAGCTTGTTGTAGTTCGACCATCAACTGGAAACGTTCCATTGCGTAATGGGCGATGATGTCATTGGGGTTCATTATTATCTCCTCAAGTTACAATTTTCAGGGTGCCGCTGTCATTCCATATGTCGCCAGCAGAAAGACCAGCGGAAGAAGTTGGAAGGCCAACAACAGATAGTTTAGAGCCGGGAGTTGAGGTTCCAATACCTACGTCACCTGCTGATGTGATCGTCACACGTTCATTTCCAGCCGTGTGCAGGCTCATGGCGTTCGCGGAGTTGTCGTATTCAATTCGGCCCGCACCTGTATTGGCGGTATCTCCCATGCGGATTTGAGACGTGCCGGACGTACTGGACGTGGCGGCAATGATCGCGCCGCCAGTAGAGTTTTCCACTTCAAACTGGTGAGCAGGGGTTGAGGTTCCGATACCTACGTTACCACTGCTGTCGATTCGCATGGCTTCGGTCGAACCACTTGCGCCGGTATTAAAAATATGATTTCCGTTGTTGTTAGTGTACTCAACAGCCCCCCCACTGAAGGCATTTTTTATAACTAAGTCTTCGTCAGCGGTATATGTAATTTCAGCGTCGTTTGTTCCAACACGCGTCCAGTAAATACTAGCTGACTCAACGCCACCTCTGCCGAGTGAAATTTCACCGGGATTGCTGCCCCCATCTTCACCAACAGTAAGGAGATGAGTGGGATTACTTGTTCCGATACCTACGTCACCTGTGTTGTCGATGCGCATGGCTTCACTGTTATTTGTAAGCAGTCTTAGGTCTGATGCGTCCGTTGTTCCAACATAACCAAGCCCACCAAGTATGCCTACAACCATAATTCCAGAAGTGCCTTGGTACCTAGCATAGGCGCTGGTAGAAGTGGTTGATCTAATTCGGTGCATAAGAGAATCACCAAGTTGGTCAAGTTGGATAGTAGGAGAACTCGTCCCGATACCTACCCGATTAGTGGACGCATCCACAAACAGTGTGTTGGTATCTACGGCCAGATCATCAGAGAACGTGCCAGTCGTACCGCTGATAGCCGCAGGAGTGGTTCCACCAATCACAGTGTTGTCGATAGTACCACCGTTGATGTCTGGTGACGTAAGCGTTTTGTTCGTAAGAGTTTCACTGCCAGCAATCGACACAAAATTACCATCACTAAGAGCTGTATTAAACTCAGCAAGGGTGCCTGTGACAGTGGCTTCAGTAAGGTCTACTGTGAGGGTATTAGATGCACTATCAATTGTTTTGTTAGTGAGCGTCTTTGTGTTATCTGTGGTAACAATATCAGAACCACCTACAGTACCAGCGTCAGCTACTAGACTATCTACATTAGCTGTACCGTCAATGTACAAGTCCTTCCACTCAGCTCCAGTCTTACCCAAGTCGTAGGTATCGTCTGTTTTAGGGTACAGAGCTGTAGCGTCTGAAAGATACTCTTGATTAGGACCAGTTACCTCAATAGGCGCACCTTCAGCACTAGTGCCATCGTGTGTGTGACCAGTACTCTCATTAAAAGCAGACTCAATGGCATTAAACTCACCATCAAGGTCATCTGCATCAATTACATTACCGTTAGCAATGTTGTTGGACGTGTCGTTACGTGTATAACCTGTCCCCATAATTATCTCCTGTCAAAAGTAGCGTATTCAAACACAGCAGTGTCTAAGCTATGTGAGGGGTTTGTGCTGTTGTCTTCTATTCTAAATGAAAAGGTTGTCCCTGCTCCAATAACAGGTGAGTTGTAAACTTTGTCTAGCTCTGTCCCGTATAGAGAAGTATTATACACAGTTGAACTAGAACCGTAAAGAGAAGCAGAAGTAGAACCTGTATTTTCTAAGACAATAGTAGGTGGTTGAACTTGGTCATTGTAGTTTTTAATCTTGTAGAGATCAAAGTTAAAGTCTACATCTACCTTAAAAGCGCCCCCAGCCTCTACGTAAAGAGCCATAGTGTATAAAGTTTTTCGAGTCTTTGGGTCGTCAATAGGCATAAATGGAGACTCGTAGATAGCCTGAATATTTTCCCCGTTAAAGCTAGAACCAGTTTCTAGACGGTAAACGTATCCATCGTCTGCCGCAAAGACAATCAACTCAAAGTCAGGTACGTACCTACCGTCAGCAACATTAGCTTTAATACCTTGAGTTTTTGCCCATTGAAAGTTTTCTGGAAACCTAGTACCTAGGAGAGCTTTAGTGGTCTCGGTGTTTTCCGAAGAGCTATAGCCAAGAATGCGATACTGAGATTTACGACGAACAACCAAAGAAGTAAAAGAACCGTAAGTATTGATGAAGTCTAGTACGTCCTTCTCAATAACTTGGGACGGAAGATTAATGCTAAAGTCTCCAATACGATCTGTAGCGCCTAAGAGACGAAGGCCATCAGCAGCAAGAAACATTACGTCTCCGCCTACTTCTTGAATAGTGTCTCCATCAATACAACCAATGTCTTCTGTTACTGGAATAAGCTGAAAGTCTGCAACACTGCTGCCCACTAAGCGTTGAATACTGTTTCTAGAAAAAATAAACAACTGGTCTCTAAATACCTTAAGACCTGTAATAGTATGGCCTACACTAATACTGCCCCCACCTAAAGCTGTACTAAAGTCTGTCTCGTCGTAGGGAACACTAAAAGAAATAGTATTACCTTTAGAAATAAAGATGTGTTGCTTATACACTTCGACATGTTCACCCCCTACAACGTCAGAAGGATAGCCTGAAGGAAAACTAAGAGTATCTGTAGCGTCTTCGAATACAGCAGGAATATTGTTTCCGTCTACAAAGATAATCTTGTGGGTGCCATCAAAGTTAAAATCAACACCTTTAACCTTGCCACCTAGATTTGCAGCAGAGCCTAAAGAACTCCAAGAAGAGCCTGAGTTGATGTAGTACTGAGATACATTAGAACCATTTTTTCGAACAGCAATTACTTTAGTTTGGTTTGCAACTTTAACGCCAAGCATCACACCAGAGCCGGGAACAGTGCCGTCAATAAACTTTTCGTACCCTAGAATTTTCTTGTAGCCACCTTCCTTAGATGGTTCGTAGTTTTGAAGTAATCGAGCTGAGCCTACAGCATTAATACCATGTTGTAATGGACTAAGACTAGAAATTAGACCTCCTCTAAATTCTACTGGAAATGTACTCCAACGTGTAGGCATATTTAAACCCTTGGTCCAACATTATTACTTGTAGGTGTTTTGTCTAGTACAGTTGAGCGCACGTAATTATACCTATTGATATAAATTGTACGCATGTCTTTAATACCTTCTTGAAACTTTTGAAATGAAAGGGTGGCAGTCTCAAGGTCTCCACGAAACTGGTAGGCGTAGTACATAGCTCCGTCTACTACTATATGTCTAAACTGTTCGGGAAGAGTAGGCACGTCATCATAGTTTTCAAGGTCAACAGGAAGGCGATAGTACTCGTAGACAAGCTCGTAGTCTTCATCGGGGGGAGGTACCACTCCGTACTCTAAACTCGGAGCTTTGAAAATGTAAGTAGGAAGAGTTCGAATAGAAGTATTACCGTCATTGTACTCGTCGTCTACGTACTTACTAAGGTACTCTTCGTAGGAAAGAATTTTAAGTTTTTGAGTTACGTTGTTGAAGGAAGCATTGCGTTTAATTCTAAACGAGTCCATATCAACTGTCTTCATGTCTGTCGGAAAAGAATACCGAACCTGACCGGCAGTAAGAGTGTCTTCTGCTTCTACGTGGTTAAACGGCCACTCAAAGGCAGTGTGGTTAATGTAACGAAGAGAAGCATTTACAGCGTCTTTAGCTTGAGAGTAGTAGCCAATAGCGTTAGCAAAAGTAGACGAAGTAAGTTCAACCTCGTTAAGTTTTCTATTTACGTCATTAACTAGACCAAGAAAATTGTAAGTAGACATTTAGCGTTCCTTGATTCTAAGTTTAATCGTTCTTTCAGCGGTACTACCACTTGTGTCTAAAATCTGACAGGTAAATTTATACTCTCGATTGTTTACTCCAGACCCAAGGTTAATAGTAGCCACAGTGGTTGTTTTTGTCTGAGAGACGTTTTGGATACCGTAGACAGTGCTACCAGAGTTAAGAGTTTGTTTTACACCGTCAGCATCATCCACAAACCAAGTGACAGTACTGATGTTTACTCCATCTCCAAGAAAACGAGACCAGTCAACACTATAGTCCAGTGTTTCATCAGGGTCTTTATTGGGCCACTTATACGACATCTGCGGTTCTCTCGTCTGAAGTTGTTTTTTTATCTGAAATAATTACTGTACGGTTTTCTGCAAGCACAATAATAGTTCTCTCTTTTGGGGTAGTAGCCATTAAGCAACCCTCGGAAGTTTAATAGTTCTTCGTCTATCGTAAGTCTCTTTTACAGCCTCGAAGTCAAACACTACAGCAGTTTCTGAAGTATTGCCTGCAGAGCCAGTAGCGAAAACAGAACTCAGTGTTTTGTTAGCTTTTCCAAGTTCTTCGGTAGTTCCTGCAGCTCCTGTAGAAGTAACTCCAGTAATGTACTCAATTAGGTTGACTTGTACAGCTCCAAGAGCAGAGTCTACCTGCTGTCCTGCAAGGCCCACTGTGGCGGTGATAACCACTGTTCCTAGGGCAGAGGTACCTTCAACACCTGTAAGGCTCTGTGAAGCCCCTCCAGAGGGCTGTATGACCCCTTCTGTAACTACACCTTCAGCACCTGTAACTGTTGTGTTAGCCTCAGCAACAAAAGTAAAGCTGCCTGATGCTCCAGTAGCTTCTACTCCAGTTAGTA